GCGGCCTGGCCTGCCTGCGGCATCATAGCCACGACCAGGAATAGAGCCACCAGAGCCACCAACTCTGTCTTTAAAAATCTTCTCATGATAAAACCCCCTTTATTATTGTTTATTTTCTATTTTCTATTTTCTATTTTCTATTTCCAGATGTCCTACGCCACTTCCGCCTTATATGCACCGCGGTAATCGATCGGCGTGCCTGCATACTCATGGCGTATCTTGTGCCTGATCTTATCGGCCACGAATACCTGCTCGCTCTGCGGGGAATCGGCCACAAACATCTCAGGCTCCTCCCGGCCGTTCAGGTAGCCCATTTCGACCAGCTCGGTGATCTCGGGCGGCAGCAACATGAGCCAGTCATTCGCATCCGCGCTCAGCAGGCTAAGGATGTGCCCTTTCACTTGTCCAAAAAGTGAGTTGGGCAGCTTGTTAGTAAGATCGTTTGTAGAGTAATAGAACTCCTCCTTCTCTATCCTCCCGATCAGCTCCTTGATGGCCGGCGGGCCGATCAGGTTCACAACTACATCCGCGCCATCCAGGAGCCCTAGGTACTTGCCAGAGTCCTTCTCCGTCATATCGGCCAGGGCCTTCCACGCCGCAAGCGCCGTGGTATGTGAAAGCGCCGTGGCGCCCAGATTACCGTGCCCGGATGTGAAGACCGCGGTTGCGTCCGTGCAATTGTCATTGTCGATATACATATCCCACACGTACTGGCCGTGTGTTCTCCGCGCGGCCCTGCCGATAGCGTTTACCAGGCGCCCAATAATCGAGAGATCATCATTGATGATGGTCTTTCTCGTAATGGTGAGCAGGTTTCCCTTCTGGCCCAGCGTGTAAGTGGATTCCTCATCGGTCACTGCACTGATCTCATCGTAGTCCGCCGCCTCGGGATCCACATCGGCAAGATCCGGAAAGCCGCCCACAAGCACGGCTTCCTGCTGGTGAAAATCCTTCACGGCTTTGCGCACACTGATGAGCAGCCGCTCCAGATAGTCCGCCTCTTTGTAAACCTTGACCAGGCGCCTTCCCATCGTGTTGCCCAGTACATAAGTAAAGGTGCTCGATGTAATATCCATCCTGGATCTTAGGTCCGCGGGCAATCGCTTCCGGTTAAAGAACCCCATCACCTCGGGATCGCCCGTGAAAAACGTGTACATCTCTCTCAGGTTCCGGAAAGCCGGGATACTGTCATAATCCCCGAGATCTTGCACGCTCCGTACATGGAAGCCCCCAGCGCCTACTCGCTCCGTGAAAAACGGTTGATGATCCAGGGTCTCCATGCGGGCGAAGGACTCCACATCTTCTTTCCCCAGCCCGAACAGCCGGTCGACTGCCATCTGTGCCCGCTCCAGGCTGCCCAGCCCGCCGGTAATCCGTGAAGCCGGAACAGGATCACCCTCGGGCTTGGGTGCCAGCTTGGCCAGGTAGTCCTTCTCATCCGCGATGACCTTATCGATCTCTGGCTGCTCAAATACCCGATCCGAGAATGTTGCCCGGATTCTAACCTGTGCATGATCCGGCAGATCGCTCCCGGCCAGGGCCTTATCCAGGGCCATCTCGCACCTAAACTTTTTTAGCTCGTCTTTGGTAGCCAGGTCTTTATTTTTATCATGCCCGGCCGGATCTCCTCCCGCCCCGCCGGTCCCTCCCGCCCCGCCATCTTCAGAAGGCGCGAGGGGCTCCATTGCCATGCGCGCAAGCGCAGTGACCTCCTCATCCGTAATCTTCTCAAGCGTCTTTCCTTCGAGCAGATCAGGCCGCTTCTCGGAGATCATGTTCCACAGTTCTTCTTTGTTCATAATATCCCCCTTTGTATTGTGGGCCATCTGCGATGCAATAGCCCTGTTAAACTTCCCCCCCGCCGCCGGGCGGGTAACCATATCCACTGAGCAATGATCTTTATGCTCGGTGCGAAATCGTAAAAGCTTGATAACATTTTTGCCTTCAACCTGTGCTCGTTTTGCTAAAACAGGCGCATCATAGGACAAGCCATAACTCGCGCTTCCTCTCTTTCCGGCATCCAACATGTTCCTTCCCAGCCAGATCGATGAGTCGAGGAAGGTATGCACCCCCTTAAGCCCTTTGCCTGTCTGAAAATGCACATCTGAAAGCGAGCCTGCCTTGTTTTTCACGAGCAGCGATTTCACATCTAGTAATGGCTCCTGAAGATGTGTGGCGCCTTTGCCTGGTAGCTCATAGATATTCACATCCGCCCCTTCAAACATCTCAGGGCCACCGGTTTTGAGCGGCTCTTCCGGCAGATACCAGCCGTTCTTCGTGAATCCCGGCTCGCAGATAGTCACATCCCAGACCTTTCCCTCAGGGTCCCTCGCGCCCTCCATGCGCATCAATATAGTGAGATCTTCATCTCCTTCATCCTGCTGGCTCCGGGTCTCAACCCACACGCGCTCCACCTCCACGGGCTCATTGCCCAGCTGCACATCGCCTTCCAGGATGGAATAGGGCAGCCGGTAGAACCTGGCGTCTTTCTCATAAATGAGATACGAGCCGTACACCTGGTTGAGATATGTCTCCTGATCACGCTCCTGGAGCGCGTTATAAATCATATCCCGCACATCATCCAGGCTCACGTCCGCCCTGGATCTGTCAGACGGGATATCCTTGTCTTTTGTTTTTTTTGGCATAATCAACTCCTTTGGCCGCGGATTTACGCAGATAACCGCGGATCAAGAAATTAAAAATCTGTGTTTATCTGCGTGTATCTGTGGCCTATTTCTTTTTCTTCCCCGCCACATACCGGGGCTTTTTCCGCGATATTCCATCCACCCTCTCAGGGGCCAGCTTCTCGACCTCATCGCCCTTCTTGAACCGCACCTTAGCGCCGCCGTTGGTCACTATCACAGCCTCGCCGGTCTCCGGATAAAAATTGCTGTCCAACACATGCTTTTTGTCGATCCCGTATGCCTCGCAGGCCTCATCGATGAGTCGCTGCCCTGCCTTACTGATCGGCCGCTTCTCCAGAAACCTGCCGGCAGCCGCCGGAGGCAGCGCCTTCTCCCGCTTCTCCAGGTCCTTCTCCCTGTTATCCAGCCACACTAGGCGTTCGTCTAGGTCCCTCTCCCTGGCCTTAAAATTTTCCTCTTTCCTGTCCTTGTCCTTACCCGCAAACTTCCCATCCGCATCTCTTTCTGCCATTTTCTTACCTCCATTTGGCCACGAATTTTCACGAATTTTCACAAATAATTATTTTTCTTATTCGTGTTATTCGTGTTATTCGTGGCTAAGTTACGATTTGATCACCAACATCATCCCACCTGGGATGATAAGGTATACTCGCTCAGCCGCAATTAATCGTATTCTTTGCTGATCCCCGTGGATCCTTCGGGTACATCAGCTCCTCACCGCCCACATTGTAAGGCTCGCTCACCTTTCGCTTTTGCCCGGCAGCTATCATATGATCCAGCCTGGGGAACTTGGGCGAATGCCCGTAATACCACTCCTTCATGAGCCCCGGCACAACCTTCGCAGCCGATTCCTTTCTTGCCTGGCCGGCCGTTTCCAGCACCCTGCCCGCTTCGGTCCTGACGATAGTCTCTGCCCTGGCCGCAATGCTCTTGAAAACCGACTTATCCTTCAAATTCCGCCCAACCGCCCCCATCACCTCATAGGGCGATTTCTGGCCCATTATCCCCAGGGTTAGCTCCTGGTTGATCTTCTTGATTGCATCCTTGGTCAGACCATCCACCAGGTCCGCAGAAAAACCCTGCAAAATAGAGAGGGCAGTGGTATCGATTTCCGGGATCGCCGTATAGATACCGATCTCCCTGATCGGCAAATCCACCCTATCAATCCCTTGCTCCCAGAAGCTGCGCTGAGCCTCCCTCAGATCCATGCCATACTGGGCCCCGAATTCCTGCATCGCCCGCTCAACCGCACTCTTCATCTGCGGCAGATAATATGCCTGCCAGTCCGTTGATGCCACCGTGGCAGCCACCTCTTTTCGTGCATTATTCAACAGCCGGATAATCTTCTTAACCTCGGCATCCTCCAGCCGCTCCGCATTCTTGATCAGCTGCTTTACCTTCCCCTGAAATATCCTCTCTTTTCTTGACGCCATGCTCCATGCTCTATGCGCTATGCTCTTTCAGGTAGTCTTCCGTCCCCGGCTCCGGCCGCTTCCTCGCCGCCTCAAGCTCCTTCTCCGCATCCACCTCAAAGCCCAGCTGCCCGGCCACAAATGCAAACAACCTGGTAGCCGTCTCCCTAGAGATCCAGCCATTTTGCTCCGCCACAGTCAAAGCCGTAGCTAATTGCGGTACGCCATTAATCAATTGGCTAAAATCCTTCTCCGATATCTCGGGCATATTGACGGTAAAGCCGGCCTGAGCCCTTTTCTCCGGGAGCCGTTTGTGGATCACGGCCTGGTCTATCGCAAACCTTATTACGTCTTGGAGGATGTTCTTCGCGAAAAGCTGCCTCTCGCTCAGATCCTTGATCGGCACCTGGCCCAATAACTCCGCCTCTGTCTGGTATGCCTTGCCGCCCCCGCCAAACCAGGATGCCGGCCTTCTGGCCGCGCCCATAATGAAGGATTTGGCCATGTCGTAACCTTTGGTCACGTCCGCAGCGTTTAGATTCGGAGACTCTGCTTTCCATGTGGCGTTTTCATTATGCGCACGTATTGCCCCGGGCTGCGGTACGGGATTATTCTGAAGCCATTCCCTGATTTGATTGTCATCCATTCCATTAAGTGTCACGTCCCAAATAAAATTTAACAGGAACTCTGCCCGCTCCAGGTAATTAAAGCCATAACGCTCCAGCCCGTCGATCCAGTCGAACAAAGTAAGGAAATCGGAGCGGCCCCTCGGGGAATTGGGCGGATTGTTGATGGTAAAAAAGAAACACTCACCCATAAGCTTTCCAAAGCTTCCGGCATACATATCGCTCCAGTCCTCCCTGATTATCTCCATCTTTCTGCCGATGCCTCCCGCTCTGCCCCTGAGCTCTACCTGTAATAGCTCCTCGATATTGCCCGGATTGAGGTATATCTCCTTGATATGCGCGGGGTCCACATAGGCAAGCTGCACGTGCCCATTGTGCTCATTCACATCCACGGGCCAGCATTGTTCCCCCAGATTACCCAGCCACATGATCTTGTTCGGGAATTTTAAGGCCATTTTATTGGCCGGATCATCCCAGAATGCATCGATGATCTCCTGGACGGCCTCATCCTCCGAGACCACCGTGATCGGCTCCGCAAACAAAAAGCTCTTATCCATATCGGCCATGCCCTTCAGCATGGCCGAGTTATCCCACATAAAATAGGCGATCTCAAACATCCTGTCCTGGCTGATTGCCGTAAGATCCCGCCTCTGCTGCCCGTCGGCCGTCAATGGCCGGTAGCCCTCACCATGCGGGTCGTAATTGGCCGTAATAGGCAGGGCCATCCGGGCCGCCTTTATCCCCTTTTCAACTTCCTCCTGTATAAGCCCGGATGCAAAAAACTTTACGATTTTTTCTTTAATTCGCATTTTCAATTTTCAATT